AGCCTTCAACGGCCTATAGGGTTGACGTTCGATCACGGTTACAAAACCAGTTGGTCTTGGTGGAAGCTTGACGCGATCTATAAGTTCGACGTCAATATTAAGTCTGGAAGTTTACCCAGACTTCAAGCATCGGGAGAGTCCTTTAACAGGGAGCTCTACCTCACTTTTCCGATGCCGGCCCCGTACTTCCGCGGGTTCGAAACATTCACGCGTAATACCAGACAAGGTCTAGAAAAGACCATCTCGGGACTTGCGCTCATCCTACGCTGAGGTAGCGTAACATGAGGAGACTGCAATGGCAGCTCGTACAACTATCACGGTGAATGACCGTGAAACCACCCCGGTGGCACATAACTTCGTGCCGGCCGGCGACAACGAATCTGGTCTCGCAATCTTCCGCGAACCAGGCGTTGTGTTTGCCGCGGACTCGATCTTGAGTCTCGGTCTTCGTGGCCTCAAGGGTAATGGGCGTCTACGTCCTTACGCTCGGCTCTATCTCCCGATCTACCAAACTGAAACGGTGAACGGGATCGCGTCACAGAAATTCGTCGATTCTTGTATCGTCGAAATCTCTGCGTCGTACGGACGAACAACGACCCTCCAGCAACGGAAGAATGCGATCGGTATGGCCTACAATCTGTTGGCTCCGGCGCAAACCCTGCTGGACAAGTTGTTCACGCAGAATGACCCGATCTGGTGATCGATGAATCTGCGTGTCGTCTTTATGGCGATTGGACTCCTTTCGTTGAGTGCTTGCGCTCAGCCGGCTGCCCAAGAGGGATTTGAGACCTCCTTCGAAGCAGCTGTTCCCCTGGATGGTGTTATCACCTATAGGGGGCGGATGTGACTCCTCTGAAACTGACGTTGGCTTCTCAAGCCCTCGTAGTTGCCTTCATAGGACTCGTGCTATTCCGGCACGATGTATCACTGCTGGCGCTCTTCATTGAGCAGTCAGTCGACCTTTGGCTGCTACCTGAACCGTAGGTATCCCAATATCGGGTTACCCTTATCACCCTCACTTGTGAAGAGAGAGAGTAACATGACGAAGAAGAAGATGTATAGGGGCGATAAACCCTTCGACATCCGTATCCCCGCTGAAGTATCCCAAGCCTTTAAGAGGGATCTATGCACGCTCACGATTAATCGTGAGGACGGCTATGAAACCTTTAAAGAGGCATGGTTGGCTAGTAACCTTCTTGACAAGTATGTCGGGAAGGACACTGCGCCTGCTTCGGTTCGTCGAGCCAGTGCCATTGAGAAATGGCTAGGTCAAGAAGGTCGAAATCGAGTCACAAACGCAAGACTGCTTCACGCAGCCGCGGCGGATGTTGATCTCGGATGGATCACCTATAACGAGCTCATCGCTCGTGCTAGGCAGATAATCCGAAGGATACTCGGACCCTGTCCGAATGCGTACGGTTTAGAACCCGTAGCGCCTACGAATGGGGCATCGACCCGAGTGTCGCGGCACGAAAATGCCGCGGCCCTCAAGCTTGAAGGGGATGCACACTTAACACTGCAGGCTGCTCCACACTGGGCCGCGTGTTCCTACCGGAACATGCTTAGCGCACAGAATGTGCAGTTTGTAGAGAGCAGTGTGTTGTTTACAGTCCCAAAGCGGTCGGATATTGATCGGGTGGCTTGTAAAGAGCCTGAGATCAATATGTTACTGCAACGGACCTACGGCGTTTATATCAGAGATCGTCTACGGCAGAAGGCTGGTATCAACCTGCGCAAGCAGGAAGTGAACCAGTCGTATGCACGAGACGGCTCGATAACTGGCAAACTTGCCACCGTAGATCTTAGCAGTGCATCGGACTCAATCACACGGATGCTGGTTCTCCAGCTACTTCCAAGTGATTGGTGGTCGGTGCTAGACGACCTTCGCGTGAAGAGCACAGTCATCCCTAAGTATGCCCGCGGCGTTCAACGTCGCGTACATGAGTTAGAGATGTTCTCCTCAATGGGGAATGGGTTCACATTCGAGTTAGAAAGCCTCCTTTTCTATGCGATCACGAAAGTGATCGTTGATGAGTGGGCCGCAGACCGGATTGACCAAGGCTGGGCTGTTGATAACCGCGACACTGTCGTCAAGGTATATGGAGACGATATAATCGCTCCTAGTGCTGTTATTCCGCGCCTGTTTAGGGTGTTCAGCTATGTTGGCTTTAGAGTCAACATGGACAAGACATTCTACACAGGTCGGTTCCGCGAATCTTGCGGGAAGCACTATTACCACGGCCGCGATGTCTCTCCGTTCTTTCTTCGGAAAGACGTAGACACCATGCCTGAGTTGATTAATATCCTCAACCAGGTGGGCGAGTGGGCGTCGAGAGACGTGGGGTTCATAGAGAATCCTGAATATCTCGCGTTCCATTATCGCTATAGCCAATATGTGCCACCCTATCTCTGGGGTGGAACAGACTTCCAGGACAACACCGCTCTGGTTACTGGCCATGCGCCGAGAAAACGGTTGAAACCCGTCTTCAAGGACATGGCAAGGCCGGAGGACGGTGCATACTGTCTCTGGCATGTCACGGCTAACATGGTGGGCGTCGACGCGGATCGTAATCCGTTCGACGTTGATCCCCGTCGCGTTATCGGACACTTTGTCCGAGGACGCAGTAGGGGGTGGACTGCCCCTCGTAGAGTGTGGCTAATGCTTACAGAAGCAGAAGCTACGCTCTCTTGAGAGGGTTGGGAGCGATCCGTTAAGGATTCGTCAAG